CTTCTTTAGACCCAACACCAGAGAAGTGTTAGGAGAGTAAATCAACTTAAATAATCACATAAATACAAATAAACAAATATCAAACTTAGCTAAGGATAAGGAACAACTTTGCTGAACAATTCAAAAGAACCTGCAATAGTCAAAAGAGCGTCTACTGCTAGAACTACATCCGCCTCAGGCCGACGCATACGTGCACGCACGGATGACTGCACCGCTTCTGGAACACCATGTAATGCATACATTGAAACTGAGTCAACAAAGGACTTATACCGGTCGAACACTTCTTCACGCGTTAACTTAAACTTACTATCTCCCGTACGCGCATTAATCTCACCGAGCAACTCAACCTTCTTCGGAACACTCGGAGCAAACACCACTACATCTTCTAAAACCAGAATATCGCCTGAACTAAACGTTGGAACCTGATCTAACAAAACCTTTGCATCCAAATTAAATACATATGCCATTTTACTAGATGCTTCACCAGGATTAATCGCTGTAACACCAATTAAATTATCATCACCTTTCCCAACCATAAAGGTGATTTTATCATAGCCAATGCTCCTACCCGCACTGACATAATTATATATCAAATTACCAAACATCGTGTCAGCCGCACCTGACTTGCGCTGAAAGGCAATAATAAAGGCTAAACCCAAGTTCCTAGAATTAACCGAACCCACATAACTTTCAGAAAACAAATCCAATACTTCTGCATCAACTCCCAAACGGCGCATCATCACTGCCTCAATAGCTTGAGCAAGCAAACCCTGCGACTTATCATACTTAGAAGAATCTATCTCAACCAACCTGCTGTTCAAAATCCTACCACGCATAGAAGTTAACCACCTAGACAAATCTGAATCTGAAATACGACCAGCACTTTTATAGTTTGATCTTAATAACGTATCAAAAGTATTAAAAGCTGTACGAAACACACTAGTGAATAACGCATTGGTAGATGGATCATGATGTATAACAACCTGCCCTTGTGGCAACTCATGCTGTGCAGCTGGCGACTGCTTTTGTTTAACTCTCCCTTTCAGTATCGTCTGATACTTTTCCAAATTCAACTCTAAAATTTCGTTTGGACACGACATCAAAAGCGCCTCGCGAAACCGCTCATCTCGCGTTGAGAGCCAATCGCAATAATCAATCGCATTAAACCTCGTTGGATTTTGCTCCTTTGACGCGAGCACATCAACTGCACCAGGAACCATAGCGTTATCAATAAACTCCGAAACCAACTTCTCTGCCAATTCATACACATCTGTAACAAGCTGCAAATCAGGCCTATTCCAGTTACGCTTAGAACTAGCCAGCATCAAATCTGCCAACGCGGTTTTTGTTTGCGGAATGGCAGCAGTACGAAGTGCTGTCTGTTGATATAAATTCTCCGACGCCAGAACATCCTTATTTTTAACAACCTTTCCCACAAACTCAGCATTAATATTCAAATCATTAACTCGCCTTTGCTCGGAGACATTCGGCACATCAAGTGTACTGTGCCCAGGTAGCAAATTATCATACACATCCTGCAACGCCGCCACCGGATCTTCCAAAGGCCTTACCTTATGTGGCGGTAACTTCGTATCCAAAGGAAACATTACTTCATGCAGGTCTTGCTGTTCTAACTCCGGTGCTGAGGCTTTAACTTCACCACCAATAAAACTAATGAACGGATCTACGTCTTCGGGTAACTCATTAAACTCATCTATAAAAGGCATAACTGGCTCTATCGCCGCTACCGGCTCATAAACTCCACCAACCTTATACGTTTTCTCAATGTACACGTCATATATAACTCCTGGAATATGATCTGCCGATTCCATTTTACCCTTAACTGTCCTAATGGATTCACGCACAACTGTATTTAAACCAGCAGAAACATACAACTGTACACACTTAATAAGAGTACCAAACAAACCGTAAACTGAATCGTCCGTGTGCTTGGCCACCGAAATAGCCTTTTGAATTATGGTAACCGACTCATTAGTCAACTCATACCTCAGTTGAAACGAAACTAAAGCACAAACCAACGATAAAATAAGAGCATCCGAATAATTCAAAGAAGGCATTCTCACCAACTTAGCGCCATCAACCAAATCTATATAATTACGAGAGGCTACGTACCTAATAGCGTTACCCGTAATATCTGAATTTGGTTTCAGCGTGGTGAGAAACGAAACACACGCCTCAAAAGTTGAACGACGGACCTCAATTGCATGATCCCGATGGTTAATCGGCGCCAGCTGCTCAAAATACTTTCCATACGGCGCAAAAGATGAAGTGAGGAACTTAGAATTAACAGTAATCAGAATATTATCCTTATCTGAACACATCGGCACATTAAAGGACAACACTTCAAAACTCGGCTGTCCAATATATACCGCCCTATAGGTAGCAATACCATCACTATAATTATAAATCTCATAGCCATAGCTTTTAGAATTCCCAACCCAAGACGATGGGTCCAAAAACGTCCTATACTGCCCAACAGTATAGGTCAATCTCCTATTCATATCATTCTTAGGTCCGATATTTATTTCGCCATTATTATGCAAAACCAACAATTTTGACCAATCAAACTGCAAATCCCAACCCCGCTCCGCAGCGGGATGATAATAAAAACACCCTTCAACAACACGAACCCCTCGACTGTAACACAAATTCAACCATCTATCTACTGGCACACAAACAGTAGTATGATCCATAACCGCGGTCTCATACTGATGCTTTGAAAACACATTGTACACACTGTCGCCTGAATAAAAATCAAACGGAGAATCTTCGGTGTTCCCAACAACATACGCAAGGTCATCCAATAACGCGGAAAAACACACTGACCTAGTCATACGCTTAACACGAGAGGCTGCACTAATTGAATCCAATAAACAAACCATAGTTACACTAAGAGAGGCCACTCCGTTACGAAAAACCCCTCTCTGCGAGTATTCAAACCCTGGAAACCTTTTAACAAATTCCTCCATGTCAACCGGATCTCCTTTAAAAGGCAAAACAACTTTCCACTCTTTCTTTTTCGCCTCAGCCACCGCCTCTAAATCTTCTGCTCCAGCATCAGTTAGAAGCAAATTAAGACACTTCTGAAACAAATCAGACTTAGGACGGGCTGCGTCCTCTAACAAAAACAAATCTTGTATATCGGGAACGTCCATAACTATTACGAACACGACGAGGGAACACACAACCGCTAACAATATTAACGCAGCTCAGTTTATTTTACTTTCGGTTCGTTTCGTTTCTTTTGGGTAGGTACAGTAAGGTCAAAG